GCCGTGTTTTTGTTTATAGCCTTTTTCTGCAAAAAGTTTGTCAATTTGGGTAAAGTTATAGCCCTTTTGGTATAATTCGTGGATTTCTCTTATTTGCATAGCCTCATACTCATTAATGACAAGCTCGCCTTCGATATAGTCATAACCTACAGGTACATAGCCACCGCCAGCCCATTTACCTTCTTTAGCTCTTCCTAATTTACCCATTGACATTCTTTCCTTAATTTGTTCTCTCTCCAGTTGTGCAAACACGGCTAATATACCAACCATTGCACGCCCGAAGGAAGAAGAAGTATCAAAGTTTTCGTTCATAGATACAAATTCCGTTTTGTTCTTTAAAAATACGTCTTCAATTAATTCTAATGTATCTTTTTGAGATCGGGAAAGTCTGTCTAATTTGTAAACTACAACCTTATCTATCAAACCTTTTTTTACGTCTTCTATTAATTCTTGCATAGCGGGGCGGTTGGTATTAGCTCCGGAATGCCCGGCGTCGGTATATACTTTTACAACAATCCATTTCATTGCTTTACAATACAATTGTAAACTCTCAATTTGTTCTTGAATTGAGTAACCATCCCTTGCTTGTTCTGTCGTTGAAACGCGTACATATATAGCAACTCTTAATTTCATTTTATATTAGCAACTCCTTTTAAAGCCTCTTGAGGGCTAAAACCTTTTTTCAATAAATCATGTAATTTTGTATGTTGACTATTTGTAAGAACAATTATGTTATTAGGTGAATTATTGTGTTTGTTTAAGTCAATATGGTGTACAACCTCACCAGGCTTTAAATATCTACCTATTTTTTGTTCTGCAATTAATTGATGTTCATATACTGTTTTCCTTTTACTCGCATGTGGGTGATTTGGGCAATAAACTTCAATATATCCATGTGTTGTTATACGTTTACCACCTTTCCAGTTTGAACTGTTTACCCCGCTTTGTTGTTCAGATTTAGACCGTTTTTGTATCCCGTACTTTTCTAAATACTTAGAGATAACCACCCAAGAAATATTTAGCTCTTTTGATATCGAAGTCATGCTTCGTTTTTTGTTTGTGTACTCTTCAATTAAGAAATCTTTAAATTCTTGATCGGTTCGGTTACCTCTTTTTGTAAATGCAGTCTTGCTATTCCTATTTGTGCTAATGTTGTTTTCTTTTAAAATATTTGACATTGTAATTGTGGACTTACAACCAACAATTTCACACATTTTTTTTAATGTCATATTAGGGCGGTTGTATAATTCCCTAAGTTCATTTTGACTTAATTTACAAATGAATTTATTCATATGTCAACACCTCCATTTATATTATATATTCGGGTATCGACCAATGCAACATTATCACTCTTGTGTGGAAACTCTTACATAAATTGCTACTTTCATTTAATACCATCCTTTAGTTTATGTCTTTTGTTTTGTCTCATCATAATTTCCAGGGAGAGCCCGACAGCATTAGCTAAGTTTTCCTTTTCTTCAACTGTCATCCTTTCACCGTTGAAAGTTAAATCTTTTTTAATAATATTTTCTTGAATTTCTTCAATCGCAGTCTCAACAGGTATTGGGTCTTGTTTGGAAGGCTTTTTTTTATGGACTATTTTCCCGTGGGCTAAACTATCGGCACTAATACCAAGAGCTTCACAAATTTTAATTATATTATTGATCGAAGCTTTATTGACGCCACGCTCCATTATTGTTGCAAGCGTAGAGTTAGCCATTCCTATACTTTTGGAAAATGCTATCATGCTTCCATATCTTTCAACTATTAATTTTTTTAATCTTTCTTCAATCAAAATAAAACACAACTCCTTTCCTAGCCTAATTATACAAGCCTTCTTCCCAATAAAACAATATTTAATTTCGCAAAATCGAAAGTAAAAAATGGTAATATACTAAAATACTAATTTACGTAATTTTCCGAAAATACGGAAAATGATATTGACATTATCTATCCAAAGCATATAATTTATACTATGGGTTACAAATTTTCGAAACTCATGCAAAAAAAATACAAAAATACGAAAGGAGGAAAAATGTACAATCAACTTATTGAATCTCTTGAAAAATCAGGGATACCATATACCAGACTTGCCAGACTAATAGGGATGCCACCTTCTACCATGCACGATAAAATACACGGGCTAACCTCTTTTACTTTGGAAGAGGCTGTAAAGATTAGGGAGGCTTTGGATGTGAAAATGCCGGTTGAAGAACTATTTAAAGGGGGCAGAAAACAAAATGGTAGTTAGACATATTCTAAGAGATGGTAAAGTGCTTAGGGACATAAGAGGACATGTGGTTAAATTTGAAGATGCTGTAAACGCTTACAAATTGATGGAAAGGATCAATGAAAAAGAAAATGCAAAAGGTAAGTAAATCTAGGACTTAAAAAAGGAGACTTAATAATGATACAGATTGAAGAACCAAAGCAATGGTTAGACTTAAACGCAAAATTACAGCAAAAGAAAAACACCTTAAGGAAAGCGCTAAAAGACAAAGGAGTACTAAAAAAGGGAGCAAAGAACACATTTGACAAGTATTCCTATTTTTCGGAGGCACAGTATAAAGAACTATTCACGGAATTATTTTCCACAGTTGGGCTAGAATTGAAATTCAATGAGGTAGAGTACGAGACATTCACAGGATCAGAGAAGCAAGCTAATGGAAGGATGCCCAAGCTAGAATTTGAATTGTTTGATATAGAAACGGGCTTTGGAGAGACAACAGTTATCACGGGCGAGGGCATAGACAAAGGAGATAAAGCGGGGTACAAGGCTTATACCGGAGCGCTTAAATATTACCTTGCTAATACTTTTATGGTTGCAACCGGCGACGATCCAGAGCAAGACTCACCCAATGAGAAAATGAATGACAAGCAAGAGCGGAAAGCCTCACCAAAGCAAATAGAATTTTTACGGTCCAGGTATGAAGGGGAAAACATGGAAAAACTCCTAGAGGCTAACCATATTACCAAAATAGAGGACATGTCCATGAATAAAGCGTCAGACCTTATAGCTAAGATAAGGGGGGCTAAATAATGGACAAATATATTGATCTAGTAATATGTGATGTAGAAGAAAAGGGACGATGTGGGACAAACCAGAAAACAAAGGTTTGTCAGGCGCCGCCGTGGTCAGGGCTCGAAAGAGGGGACGAAGTTATTATAGGGCGGGAGAGAGAAGAAGCCCGGGGAAGAGTCCAACGAGTGCACACAATTATAAATGGAGGCACAGACCTTGAGTTCATTTTAGTAGCTAGCGGGAATGTGTTACCACTCTACAAAGTTTTAAAAAAGGTCTTATACCAAGAATTCGAATATCAGGAGGCGGGGGGATGAGCGACTTAATAAACATAAAAGAAGGTATAGCAATACTTGACCCCGAGACCGCCCAACGTATAGCGGATTTCGAAAGAAAAATAAAAGAGATAAAACGATCGGAAGAAGAACTTAAACAAGGAATATTAGAAGAAATGAAAACCAACCATTTGTTAAAAATAGAAACGGATGATTTAGTAATTAATTACATTGCGCCCACAGACCGGGAGACATTCGACACAAAAGCTTTTAGGGCACGTTACCCCGATTTATATGATCAACACATAAAACTAAGTCCAGTTAAAGCAAGCGTGAGAATAAAACTTAAGGAGGGGGAAGCGTAAGTGTGGGCTTATGAGATATGGAAATTAGGGGATCATACTTTAGAATATTATGACAACACACACACATATTTACTCGATGGGGTGCAGTTACCTAGTATTACGCAAATATTAAAAATTAGATTTGGGGCTAAGTATGCAAGGGTGGACAGCGAAACATTGAGAAGAGCGGCAGAGAGAGGGACAGCGGTACATGAAGCAATTGAAAGATATTGTACTCAAGGACTTGAGAGCGACTTAATAGAAGTAAGGAATTTTAAATTTTTACAAAGGCTTTATGATTTTACAGTAATTGAAAACGAAGTACCAGTAATTTTATTTGAAGATGGAAAGCCAATAGCAGCGGGGCGACTAGATATGGTTATAAGGATGGGGGATCAGTTAGGCGGGGCAGACATAAAAAGAACCCATACTTTGGACAAAGAGTATTTAGCATATCAATTGAATTTATACCGGATTGCTTACAAGCAAACCTACGGAAAAGAGTTGGAATTTTTACGGGGTATACATTTACGTGAAAATGTTAGAAAATTCGTACAAATTCCAGTAAATGAGGAAATAGCATGGAAATTAGTAGATGAATATTTAGGAGGCAAATATGAATAAAGTGGAAATAATGGGCAAGGTATCACACTTAGAGCTTACATACCAAGAAATAAACGGAGAAGATATATTGATCCTTCGTTTTGTTGTTGAAGTGGCAAGAAAAGACAGTAAAACACAGATAGACCAGATACCATGCAGAATAGCGGGAGGCATGGCAAAACAAGTACATGACAACATCCAAAATGGAGACATAGTATCGATCGAAGGAAGGTGGAATGTTGACAAAATACTAACTCCAGAGGGAGAAATAATAAATTATTGTTCATGTATTCCAGCTATTGTTATGCATGTTAAGAACGAAGAAAAAAATAAGGGAGGGATGACTTATCAATAAGGTAATTTTAACGGGCAGAACCACAACAGATTTAAATATACAATACGTTGGTTCTTATGGACCATCAGAACCGATGGCAGTAATAAATTTCACACTTGCAGTCAAAAGAGAGGGTAAAAAAGATGAGGCGGATTTTATATGGTGTGTGGCTTTCAGGAAGACCGCCGAGATAATATGCAACTACGTTAAAAAAGGCGAAAGGATTGGAATAGTTGGGCATTGGCACGCAGAGAGCAAACAAGACAAAGACGGTAAATGGACTAATTATAATAAATGTGTGATAGAGAGAATCGAATTTTTAGAGAGTAAAAAGGACGCTTCACAATCGCAAAGCGACTATGAAGCTATGGGAAGGGATTTGTACGATGACAGCGATCTACCATTTTGAGGAGGAATGATAGTTGATTGGTAATCCTCTAGAGATAACCAAATGGTTATTCGAGCATAACAAAGAAAAACTTTATGAGATAAAAGAATATCATAAAAAAAGATCACTCAATAGTAATAGTTATTGTTGGGCTTTGATTGGCAAGATAGCCGATGTATTAAGGGCAAGCAAAGAAGAGATTTATATACAAATGTTAGAAGATTATGGGCAATCAATACTAATACCTCTAGAAGAAGGTAAAAAACCGGACGGATATTTTAAGTATTACAAGTATATTACAAAAAGTGAATTAAACGGAAAAACAGCAGATTGGTATAAAGTCTTCAAAGGGTCGTCAGAGTATGACACCCGGGAGATGGCTATATTGATTGACGGTATTATATACGAGGCGCAGGAGTTAGGCATTGAGACGATAACGCCTAATGAGGTCGAACAACTTAAAAAAATGTGGGGGGCATAACAACATGGGTAAAGCAATTTGCAAGATTGACATGAAACTACCAAGCGCAAACGAGTATATACAAGTATGCAGGACAAACCCGTATAAAGCCGCTAAGTTTAAGAATAACCTAGAGGCAGATATTAGTTTATTTATTACTAGATTACCACGTTTTGAAAATCCAGTCAAAATACACTTTCATTGGATTGAGTCCAACAAGAAACGTGATGTTGACAATATCGCTTTTGGGAAAAAATTTATATTGGACGCCTTAGTAAAGAGCGGCAAACTTAAAAATGACAATCACAAGTATGTTATAGGGTTCACAGACACATTCGAGTATGGAGAGACAACGGGCGTGATATTAGAGATTGAAGAGGTGGAAGTATGAGGATACGCAAAAAATATTTAAAAAAATGGCAGTCAATTAAACCTGAATTTTGGAAAAATGAAGAGAGGGCAAAAGTTATTCAAAACAAATTACAAGAGCTTTTGACAAAAGAAATTGAATTATTGAAAAAATTGTTAAAAAAAGAAGAAACGGTACGAGAGAGAGAGATGGTAAAAAAAATAATTGAGGGGTGGAGAGATGGAGAGTATTTGGGGGTGTATAACCCGGATAAAGACGAATGGCGTTTTATGAATGATCACTTAGCAAAGTTAATGATTAGTTTGCTAGAGAAATATTTAACAGATTTAGGAGAGACAACATAAAGATTACACTAATATTTTTGGAATTAAGGAGGGGCAGGGATGGCAGATAGAAGAACGATAGCAAAAGCGGTTGTGGATAGTGACAAATTTTTAAGTTTGTCAGTATCCACACAGGCTTTATATTTTCACCTTGTCATTCGAGCAGATGATAATGGAGTTATAAGAAATCCTAAAAGGTTAGGAAGAATAGTTAATGCAAGAGATTATGATTTTGAATCGCTGTATAGATATGGTTTTATAACAATTGAAGGATCGAGCGTCGTTATAACACATTGGAAAGAACACACTAACAAAGGAGAGATATAACAATGGCAGAAAGGCGGATGTTCGCAAAAACGATTATTGATAGCGATGATTTTTTAGATTTACCATTTGCAGCACAAGCGCTATATTTGCATTTAAGTCTAAGAGCAGATGATGACGGATTTGTAAATAACCCTAAAAGAATACAAAAAATGATAGGGGCAGAAGACAAAGATCTTTACGTATTAATTGAAAAAAGTTTTTTAATTCCATTTTCTACCGGGATTGTTGTAATAAAACATTGGAAAATACATAATTACATTCAAAACGATAGATACAAAGAAACAATTTATACGGAAGAAAAAAAGAAAATTAAAGAAAATAAAAATCGTGAATATCAGCTTAAAACAAGGGGTTCACAGCCCCTCCAAGATGTATCCAAGATGTATCCAAGATGTATCCAAGATGTATCCAAATTGGATACGCAGAGTAGTTTAGAAGTTAGTGAAGTTGAAGTTAGTGAAGTTGAAGTTAGTAAAGGGGAGGATATAGATAATACAGGTAAAAACACACACACACCAAAAACGCTAAAGGGTAACAATGTTACCACGGAGTTATCAGGTGTTACTCAAAACGTTGGACAAATTCCAATTGAGTCCAGAAGTCCAACACTTGAAAAAATCGTTGATATTTACAATCAAACGTGTGTGTCTTTACCTAAAGTTAAGATTTTGACCGAACCAAGGAAAAGAAAGCTTAAAACAATGTTAAAGAAATATAGCGTTGAAGATTTCGAGACAGTGTTTAAAAAGGCGGAAGAAAATAGTTTTTTAAAAGGTGGCGGTGAAAGAGGCTGGAAAGCGGATTTCGATTGGTTAATTAAAGAAGATCACATAGTAAAAATTTTGGAGGGTGGATATACAAGCGAAGAAAGGAAAAGCAAAGAGGCGCTAGACATGGAAAGAGATTTTAAAATGTATGCAGAGTGGGCCCAAGAAGAAGACTAAGAAGTTGTTGTAATTGCAAGTAAAAAATCCTTATAGGGGGTTAATTGCATGGACAAGCGGGAGTTTGCACTTTTTGCAATGGCTATGAGGGCTTATTACCCTAAAGAAAACTTGTTACAGAGTAAGGGATCAATGCAATTATGGCATAAACAGCTAGAAGACATTCCTTACAAAGTAGCCGAGGCTGGCTTAAACAAATGGGTAGCAACTAATAAATGGTCACCGAGCATTGCAGATATTAGGGAAATGGCGATAAGTGTTACTCGAAAAGATTTACCGGGTTGGGGTGAAGCATGGCAGGAAGTTTGTACAGCAATACGGCGGTACGGATCTTACAGAGTTGGTGAAGCTTTAGACTCTCTAAGTCCATTAGCAAGACAAGCAACGCAACAAATAGGATTTGTTAATTTATGCATGAGTGAAAACCCGGCGACAGACCGGGCAAACTTTAGAATGATATATGAGAGGCTTGCCGAGCGGGAAAAGTCAAATAAATTATTACCAAAACCGCTTCAGGAGCTAATAGAAACAATGCAAGGAAATCTATTGGAATAGGGGGGGCTTCGAAATGATTTATTTGGAATATGAAAAATATAAAGACAGGCTTTTGGTGGCACAACAATTGTTTAATGATATTCTATCAGAGGCAGAAGAACTTTTTGCAATAACACAAGCAAAAACCACAAAATACGGGCGTGATAAAATTCAAACGAGCACAAAAAGAGATAATTTTGATGCTTATTTATGTGCAAAAGAGGCACATTGTATAGACAGCAGGCTAAAAGAAGCAAAGAAGCTATTGGAAGAAAGAAAGTATATATTGCAAGAAAAGGAAAAGGAGTTAAGACAAAGTAAAAATAATTATGATTTGGTCTATCTGTATAAATTTGTCGATTGCATGAGAGCGGATCATATAGCACGGAAATTGAATTATTCAGAATCACAAATATTTAGGATTGCTGCAAAAATCAAAGAGGCTATACAATGCGAGCGGGAAGGCGTTATAATGAAATCATAGCTCCTTATTTGTTCCAGGATGTTCATATTAAATAAACTAAGTGTAAAATCTCCATGTATTGGAGATTTTTTTGTTTGCAAAGGACAAAGTGGACAAAAGGACAACAAAAAACAACAAATCATAACAAAGGGGTGAAGAAGTGTGTATAAAACATGTGGAAGATGTGGACAAATACACGCTTCAAACTTCGTTTGTAATAAAAATAGACCTATCAGGAAAAAGACGGAAGAAACCAAAATAAGGGCTAAGAACAAATGGAAGAGTAAGTCAGAAGAGATTAGAGCAAGAGCTAATCATTTGTGTGAGGTATGCAAAGAGCAGGGGATATATATATATAACACCCTAGAAGTACATCATATCACGAGCTTGAAGGAAGATAGCAACAAATGGCTAGATGATGACAACTTGATATGTTTGTGTCAGGCATGCCACAAGCAAGCAGAAAAGGGTGACATTGACAGCGAATACTTAAAACGCCTAGCAAAAAACCGAGGTTAAACCCCCACCAACCATTGAATAATAACTTACCAAAATAAAAACACAAACAAAAGTTTTTAGGAGAAACTTGTATATAAAAATATAATTTGACCATAGAGGGAGACAGAAACCAATCTAGTAAAAGATTAGGAAATAGCAAAGGGGAACTAAGAAACA